CTAAAGATGGGACGTTACATCGACCATAACGTTTTATTAGATTTATACTTTCTCAAGCGTATCTTTTTAAAGTCAGATACTGGACTATTTACCAAAAGATCTCACATCTTCTAATAAACCATAGAAAAACGTAATATTCATATAGAATTTTAACATATAAGCTCTATACACACAAAAATATATAAGGATTGATCAGTTCGGTTAGAGCATACCTACATCTGATTTCACTGAATAGTTTAATGAGATATCCAGCTCAAAATGTGACATTATCTACATAACACAAATTTATGAACCTACAGGAGTAGAATCATATATAAACATAGTTGGTACATTCAGAAAGAAAACAGGAGAATAATCTGGACCAACTTGAAACATATATCTTATAAATTCATAATCAACTTCATCATGTTTAGAAACTTCTTTTGCAATATATGTATAACGTATTGCATCATCTCCAGTTACATTAGATAAACCCTCAGTTCGCGTATTTGGACTAGTATCAATGAAAGATAATATAGAATATTGTGGCGCATTAAAACTTATACCCGTATTTGTTCTCTGATTTATTAATAAAGGTCCTGAGTTAGTTTTATCATTTTGAGAAAAATGTGCTGCTTGCTGATTTCCTGATAAACCATTTAAATTTGTCGCTACAAATTTGTAGTTAGATGCATTTAAAACAGTTTTTGGTCGGGAGATCATCCATGAGGTAGGTTCATGACTATCATGATCCACTTTCCAAGTAAAACTACCCCGTTCACCAACAAAACACTGAGAAATCATATGATAAGGTGTATTATTTACAAAATTGTAGGGTGCTGTAGCAACATCAACTTGTTCATCAGCAGTATGAATTCCATTAGGATCATAACCTTTAAAAAGCGGTCTTCGATTCATAATGGCATATTGATATTCTGATTGACTAGGTGGAGCTGCTTCAGATTCCACCAAAGTTTGATTACATCTCATTAGTAAGGATCTTAAATTAACAACTTGTTCACCTATATATACCAAATTAATATTACTATCGGTTGATGATGAACCTCCAAAAGTAATTTCTTGCAAATCTTTTACGGTACCACTTTGCACAGTATAATAATACAAGTCACTTGGAATTTCTTTAGGTGAGGCGAATTCTAAATTTTCAGCACCTCGAACAGTGACAAGTATATCAATATCAGCTGCTGCTACAGGTGATGTTTGTTCATTTAATACACGTATAGTCAATATACCATTCACTGTATCACTAGTATCAGCAGCTAAAGCAGTAGTATCATACATTGGAGTAGTTAGTGCTGAAGGAATTTTTTGATATGCTGTCCTCTGACAATATGGAACTCTCATTGTTACATTAGTTACTTCTGATATATCAATAATCGAAGTATATACTTCAGTTGATGAATCAGTAGTATTTGCAATATCTCCAATTGGATCCCATGATACACGTAAACGTCCACGGTGGTATTTTGAACAAATAATTTTTAAATCAAAAAAGATATCTCCTCTCCAATAATCAAACAAGTTCGCAACTAACCACATAGGTGTACCATTTACGAGAGTTTGACCGGTTCCCGATGTAATATTGGACAAAAATGGAGTAACATAGGTATTCCATAAAAGTGTATTTTTAGAATCAGAAGCCTGCCATGTAAATTGCGTTAGATAAGAAGGTCTTTGTACAAAAGTAGATACATTGAGATTATCATCACAATTATCACCTATACACATATTATTGATTGTGAGTTCATTCTTCTCATCAATACACAAACGCTCAGTACAATCACTTATACCTGCTGTCGCTAAACCGTGAAATGGTAAATTTTTAAAAGGTTCCACATCAGATATAACAGGAACTTTAGTGTATCCAAATAATGATGCAATATTAGAAACAGCCCCAGCCGCAATAGAGGTAGCCGTCATAAAAGGTCCAACAACAGGTAGATTATTCAACATACCTGTAGCTCTAGCAATAGCACTAGCTGGTTTACTCACAACACCCTTTCCATATTCATCTGATTGTACAGCTAATCCAACTGTCAAACCAGAAAGTACAACATTTTCTGCCCATGCGTACATTTGGATATCTATAGATGTGCCAGCTATACCATTTGCAGATTTTAGTGTTGAAAATGAATCAAGATGAAATATTCCCATAGCTTGTAAATCACTTGAGCTTGTTAGTTTTAACCATTCACGGGGGTAGAGAAATGGTAATATCATTTCTCCCCCTTCTCCTGATTGAGGATAAGCAATAATTTTTGGTCTCTGTGAATAACCTACTAATTTATCAGAACCAGTAATCATTTGAGCACTATTGTACAAGTTATTTAAAGGTTTATATGCATACATCAATGCTCCATAATAAAAAGGAGATGCATTTACAACAACTTTAACATGCAAATCACATCGAATAAAAGCGTAATTATCAATTTTCTTTTTAATAGAAGTATGATCAAAAAATAAATGCCATGGTTTAAAAGATGTGTCAATAGAACTACCTAATTCCCAATTAGTTGAATGAATTAAAACTGGACGAGATAAAAAACTATTCAAATCAGCATCTCTACTTACAGTAGGTGTATATATTGATTTTACAACAGGTGTTAGAACAGTATCGACTGTATCTTCATCATCAAAAGTGACATTTACTTGAGTTTCAGTTTGGGATTTAACATCAGGTCGAATATCATCTTCTATTCCACTTTGAACTTTCAGACACTCGAATAAACATATATCACAGATATAATCCGTTACACAACCACTTGAAAGATATTTACGATAACAGTCACAACTGCAGCAATTGCTTGCAGAACTTTTAGATTGGCTTCGGCGAACGCACGAGACCATTTTAGGATTTTGAAGATCCTCAACTTTATTTTGAAACGAATAACTTTGAACATTACACATAAGAATTTAGTAGCTATCACACGACTTTACAACATATGTGGGCTTATAGCTATCAGCCCCAGCCAATATACTCGTACTACGAAAATTGTACGAACGTTACATATATACATTAACATCCTCGTGCACACAAGCGCTTCGCTTGTGAGTTTAGTGTTTCTTAATCTAGATTTATGAAGGACGATATCATAAATTTTAACGAGGTTTAAACACATAAATAACCTAAACAAAATATTCACTATAAGATTTACATCTTCGTGAATTATTTACAAAAGCAGAAACTAATTCATTATAAGAGGGAAATGTGGATTCTTCAACCCATAAATCCCAATTTAAATCATTAACTACCTTTTTTAACAAAATAGATTTGTCTTCAAATTCAGTCTTACCATAAAAGAAGTATTCACGAATTGCCGTACTAATAACTGCAATACCTTGGGCTTCTTTAGTGATAGACTTAGATGCATTCCATACCATTAGCATTTTTTCAATAGAATCATGATCTAATGGTGCCAACATACATCCAACATCAATATCAAATTTCCATGTCCTTTTCAAGAATGAAGCATCTTTGATACTAATAAATGGTACACTTTCGGCTTCTTTATCAGCCATAGTGTACTCTATGCCTAAATTAGCAAACGATTGTGCGATAGCTGTATGATTAAACCATTCACAAGAATTATTAACAGACATAATATTATCATCTCCATAAGTCATCAAACTCACATTATGATTAAAACTCATCACTTCATGTTGAGGATTAAGAAGATAATATGTGTATCGCATTCGTAGTGAATTTACAATACTATTAATAATAACAGTTAAAGGATTACCAGATGGATTTGAACCAAATAATGCAACCAAATCTCCATTAAAATCAACTAAAGCAAAAGCTGTATCTTCAGCTATACCTCGAATTACACGAATATCATCATCTGTGTAATTACCTGAAATTTTGCAAAAATAAATTATGACATCAAAAACTAAAAGAGTCTCTTTAGGACTCATCTTTTTATCAAAAGCAGCATAATCACCTGCTACGATACGATTCTCCCCATGAATAACAATGTAATCATAGAGTTCTTGCCATTCAAGAGACTGAGCAATCGTACCAACAGCAGCTTCAAAAGCCATTCTATTATTTTGCAAAAAACGAGTAAATGACAATAAATATTTACGCACAACAATACACCAATCAAAAGGAGCACCTGTAAAAACTCGAGTTTTCCCAATTTGGGCTTTCTTAAATTTAACAGGCTCATCTTTCAAATGAGCACAGAAATTGGGATGACATCTCTTATTTTGCAAATATGTTTCAATAATTTGATCAACTCGATCCATAATTTCATCATCCACAGCAACAGGATCATTCATACCATGTAATGGAGCAATATTGGTTAAAAAATATTTTTTACTTTTCTTCCAAGGATTGCCTGCACTAGTGTTTCTATTGATTTTATCAATATATGCAACAGGAGCACCATTGATTGCTGTAAAGTTATCAAGAACTATCAATTGTTCTTTCAAACTTTCAATATCTATTTTAGACATTACATTAGCTATATAGCTTTCACTACATAAATTTAGAATACCAGTATCAAATTCATGAACTGGTTCTAAAAGGCCCTTAGCAGCAATATGCCAAGGAACCCACGATTTCATCTCAGGTTTACAAAATTTTATCTTATAACCTTCTTGAGATAAAATATACGACATAGGTGTATTGGTAACAGATGAACCCCCTTTACCACGAAATCCAGTAAAAGAGCCATAAATTTGAATGTTACCTTGATCAATGTAACGAAACACTGATTTTTTATGTAAATCAGTAACAACACGTTCAGAGGAAGGAGCTGAAACAAGATCAAAAACACCAGATTCAACATTATAAGGATTCAAACTCTCATAAATCTCACGTACAAATTCACCGTCAACATTATTCGCATAAACTTCTTTACCGTTAGCCTCACTAGATAAATAGTGAAGACCAACAATACTATATCCATAAGAACTCTGAATAACTAAAGGTGAACCACACTCACCAAATCTAGTTTCTACATTGGCAAAACCACGCCAAACTGAGTTTCTAGCATCAATATTATGTTCTTTAAAAAGAAATCTCCTTTCAGGACATAATTTGATGTTTTTTACAGCATTAAAATCGTTTTGACCATCATCTTTCATAGCAACATAGGCACCATTAAAAATACCATTACTTTCACCTAATTGAAAAAATTGTATTATTTTCTTTCTAGGAGGAAGTTCACGTAACGTGACGAAAGCCAAATCCTTTTCAGGAATACGATGTAAATCAGCTTCGCTAATCACTACACGCATGTTTTGAGATAAACCAGATTTACTATCACACAATATATCCATATATGTACTATCTTTCAAAGGAGGTACATTATGGTTATTCGTCAAATAAATATGGCCACCTAAGCACAACATTCTACCTGTAACTTTGCAATTCTTTTCAGTAATATGAACCTTAGTCAATATAAGGTTCTGATTAATTTTACTACAAAATTGAGTAAATTCCATATTCTTTGAAGAAGAACTTTCACGGGTAAAATTAGCAGGACTTAAGTCCATGGTATTATTATACCAAACATTCTCTCTACCATTCAACTCGGCTACTGGTTTCTTACCTACATCTTCAGAAACACCACCTTGAGGTGCTAATCTCCTTAGATTTTTATAAATAGCATAAATGGCAGGTACAGTAGTAGCAATAGCAAAGAAGAAAACAGGATGCTTCATCTTATTACTCATACGTTGCCCCATAATCTCCCAATGAGTGGAAGTAAAACATTTGCGATAAATATCATCACGAGCTATACGAAAACGTTGCATATTTCGTTGATAACACAACACATATTTAATACATAATACTAACATTTGATATTGATATGAATTAATGAAAAGAAGGAATATAGTTATTAATATCGATGAAGCAGCAATAACTTTGGATTGCACATTTGCTTTACACAATGTATCTGGCAAATCACAACACATACACAGATCGACATTTTTCATAGATTCCACACAATTGGCAACTCTCTTTTGATCTCTATCAAAAGATATAACTGCATCTTGCATCCATATCAAGAATTCACGCAAATTCAAATGATCATGAACCAATTCTAATTTAGCATATCTACGTCCTTGATCAATAGGGACAGGGCAAACTCGCTCGATTTTAAAATTCCATAAATCAGGATAAGGTTCATCAATATTAACTTTCGATGAATTTAACATACCCCGTTCATCCTTATATTCACTTTTAACAGATGGAGTGATAATATAAGGAAAACGACGTTGAACTGCAGAAGGACATGCAAAATAATGATAAGCATTCAAATTTTTAATGTTTGTAGTACCAATAACCAAAGAAGCACGCATTGGCGTTTTACCCTTATCTTCCAAAGAAGCTTGATCAGGGCAAAAAGCCGCATTATTAATAATTTGGATGATTTCATTAAGAGATTTAGGATCTCCCAACTCAGGAGCTTCGTTAGCTACATCATCTAATACTATAGTATGACACGATGATGTGTAACCGTCCCAAAACTTTGCAGCTGGATTCCGAGTAAAAATATGTTCGGTACCTAAAGGCAATTTTTTAAGTTTTGCAAAATAAGTATAAATAATATGGGTAATAGTTGTTTTACCTATACCAGAATCTCCATTTATCAATAAAGCAAAAGGAGCTTTTCTATGTCTACGCGCCGCAGAACGAGTATTTATATCATCTCGCAACATCAACATATCATTTAATGTCATAGAAATTATATTTCTATCCGTAGAAGTTAGTCTAAACGAATGTTTCTTAATGTTTGTTAACTTTTCCACAACATTATCAAGATCAGCGCGAAATGCACTTTCTGTAAAACCATGTTCTTCAGGATTATTGAGAAGATGACTCTTTCTTTGAAGATCTCTACAAGTATCATATAAATTCTTATATGTGCCTCCAGAATGAAAAATAGTTTCCAAATCTCCAGTTATATAAACTTGATAACCACGTTCTAAAATAAATAATAGAGTATCTGCCATTGCATAAGCAAAATCTGATTTTTTAAAGAATTTTTTCTTTAAAGCTGCTTGTTCTAACCTAGAATAACCTAAATTATCCATAGTTAAACCAACTTTTTCAAAAAGAGAAAATGATAATATATACATAGCACATTTATATAATTTTATAGCTATTTCGCTATTTGCTATATTCTTGTAAGAATTTAATAAACAACGAGCTTCATCTATATAATCACTTTGAACAAACATTCCAGAAAATATTTTCCTAATATAAGGAAAAATTCTATCCTTATAAATATGAAAAGTTGATTCATTATATCTACATTTCAAAAATATATTGACAGCGCGCAAAACAGTGTCCAATCTATTAAGATTTTCTACTTTTTCAACGCTCAATGTAACAAACATTACTATATCATCTATAAGTTTAGCTGTATATTTTTCATCGAAACAATTAATTTTATAAAAAAATAAATCTCTTAAATAATTATAATCCATACCAGCTTGTACTTGTAAAACAGGCTCGGACTCTATTATTTCTAAACCACTTTGAACATTAAGCACAGAATGGTGTTCAAACATAAAACCACGAATCTCACATAAAAGGACTTGATGGACTATCATCTTTTCAATAGATTGACCAATATGAATAAAATCTTCAAATGGGTCAGAACTACAAAAGAACGGCTTCTCGAAAGGAATACTGCTAATTACTCGCATGAAATGTCTAACAGCTTTTTCAATACAATCAATATCAAATTCATCAATAAAAACCCTGCGAATATCATTCACTTGGTTATATAAGAAATTTAAATCTGATTTGAAAGTAGGAACCAACTTTTGTACTTCTAATTGAGGTACAAAATTTGGGCGTAGAAAACTCATAATATTAATTATAAGTTCACTAGGTAAAGAATCAACGCGCTGATTCAATTGTTCGATTGTGATTTCTTCATAATCGAAATTGGGCAAGTATTCACCATCAATATAATCCATAGGATCATACAATCCGCTAGAGCGGTTGGATGGATGAACATTACATATGTCTACCCCACAGACACATATCTTGGTGTCGAGATTCAATGGAACTCGATCACCGGAAAAATCAAAGTATAAATCTTCAGAATCTTCACTGAAGTTACCATAAAAAACATCTGAGCATACACTCGAATTACATGATGACGATGTATCATCATTATCACTTACATAATCAATTTGTGCTGAGGCGTTATCCTCAACTTCATAAAAACGGGAATGGTTGGATGTACTCATGATCACTTTTAAAACAGATATTATTTCTCCCGCTGTAGGATATCCTTGGGATTCAAACCCTAGGAAATAATAAAATCAATTTCTTGAAATAACATACAAGTTATGATCTTGTACATAAACAGAGGTATCGACGTGAGTTGGGCACGTTTACTACTTATAAAAATAAGTACCAACTGAGAGGTCTTCGGCAAAACGCCTAATACTTGAATTAGTTAAATCAATAATTTATCAATTATACATCAAATATAAATCAACGCAAATCTAAAAAATAATTGTGGAAGGGTATAACTCTATACACAATTGCGTATTATAAACGAATAAATCGAATTTTTATTTTGTTTTTAAAATTTTTATAACATGTGGGACTGTTCGAATCAGTCATACAAAACACTTACTAAACATGTAATAGTGGGTGTAAAATTATAGAAACAAAATAAAGTAACTCTTTACAAAAGTTACAATATTTTATCTTTACATCATACAAATGCCAGGACAAAGCATCGCATTGGCTAAATAGGGCCAAATAAATGTCTTAGTAGGGCTAGTAGATATAATGGGATCGCCATTATCTGTACTAGTAAGCCTAAAAAGGATCTATTTAGTATGCCTAAAAAGCAAACACTTCTTTGTGCAGTCAAATAATGACGTAGAAGATAAACATGAGAGGAGGGGAAAAACCC